ACCTTTAATTTTTTTCAATTCTTCCTGCAATTGTGATATCATTTGCTGTTGTTGGCCAATAATTGCAGTTCTTTCAAGAACACCTTCAGTATCAGCTACTTCTGTTTGCTGGAGTACCTCTACTTGATCAATAATACCCTTTTCATATAAAGTCATATAATAATCAAACCTTGCCCAGCGATTTGACGGTAAGGTAGAACCGCTGACCACAATAAGGTCGTATTTGCCAATAGTGATATCATTTATCCTGCCAACGATCTCTCCGGTAAAATCATCAAATACCGGTCTGTTTAAAAGAGCTTCGCTTGTTCTGCCGTCTGGTTGCATAAGTTTAATTACTTTTTCATCCGTATATGTCTGCTGTATAAGCTGAACAACGATTCGCCCCACTTGATTCAACATCTCATCTATATCATCTAATTTGGATTTTATTCTTCGTTGAGCATATTCATCAATCGCAACTGTACCTTTATAAGTTTGAGGTGCTGCGCTGGGATCGCCCTGAGATAAAGGATGTATACCTAATATCTGGTAAATACTTGTTTTCGCATCTTCTTTATTTCTATATAATTCATTTGGCAAAGGTATTGGTCCCGCAACTATTGGCTGACCTAATTCAGGATCGTATTCAATGACCCCCGTACCGGCTCTGCTCCACTCTTCCTCCAATTGCTTTCTATCCATTGAACCACGAGGTATTAACAGTTTAGTATTAGTAGAACTTGAAGCATGTGCTATAATCAGAGATGTTAGCTTATTAATATATTCCTGTATAGGTTTTACAAAGCGGACATCGCTCATTGGATAAGGATTTCTATTATGACGGTTCATAAGCGGCACAATTGGATAATCATCTATGTCCATAATAGAATGATCAACTAAAAGACCTCCTATTGATAATACACGCTTAATCCTGTCAACTATAACCTGATTTAAGACAATCACGCCTTCATCGATCATCTCCGTATTAGTGACTGGCGTAAGCCTTGTGGTGCTACCGGGAATCGCACCCTCATGTTCCTCTCCCGGCATTATCGTAGGCTGACCCGTTACTGGATCTTGCATCATGTGATATACACCACCAGTAGACTCATATATTTGAAGAAGTTCCATTACAGCCCTATCTTCAGTTACTGGCTTTACGCCTTCTACTGTTTCCATAAACATAGCGGGTTCTTGAGCAAATTCTTCAAAACCCTTTTCATTCATAATGTTCTCTTCTCCCGTGAGAGAATCGAGAATATGAAAATATGGAAGTTTTACTTTTTCATAACGGTCAATGATCTCATAGT